CCTTTTTTGACAGCCCATGACAAGAATGCCTTTCTGGAGAATCTTCCAATTTTGCACAGATCATCAAACGCAGCACTATAGATTATTGCGGTTGATGTTTTCTCTACCGGATCATTGTCAATAATTCCCCATCTTTCTGTTTTGATATCCGGGTTATCATCGAACTTAACTCCGTTCATAGCGATCTTGTCAACCACGAACCAGTAAGCACGTTCATTTTCAGACACCATTTCCTTCTCTGTCAGAAGACCTTTTGCAGTTTCAATGCCAATATATTGACCATCATGGAATAGCTGATCTGTTGCGATTTTATCTGCTGCCAGAATGATACTCATAGATATGCTTTGTTTTTGCATCTTGTCATCGTCCTGTATAAGTCCCTGATAGTGCTTTTGCAGGGCTTTTATATCATCAATAGACATTTCCTTGACTGTGTTAACAAAATCGATTCCTGCATAGCCGTAGTTCTTTTTAAGGGTATCTGCGGTAAGCTGTGGATCATCAAAAATCTTTTCGGAACACTCGACCTCAATAATTCGGTTAATGGCTCCACCTTGGCTTACATATCCGGCAAGCGGACGCTCACCATTGGTCAGAATACAGTTCTGCCAGCGGTTCTCCCGGTTCACACCCAGTTCTTTGTTAGAACGACTTTTTCCTTTACCGGAACACAAGTCATACACAATGCCCTCGAAGTTATCTCTAATCTTTGCAGACACTTTGGAAGTATCATCCAGAATTAGTGGAAGATTGTTAAGCATATCAGATTTTGCTTCCAGAGCCACATCTGTTGTCTTGAAGTCTCCTATGTACCTAGATTCGCCTGGATTCGCCCAGACAGAAGCCCCCAACATAAGCGTCACGGTCTTGCCGCCCTCAGTTTCCCCCCAGAGGTCCACAAAAAATGGAAGGGCACCGACAAGCTTAATCAGAATACTGGCGAAGCTTGCAGCCAACATGATTTTTGGCTCTATTCTTCCAGTAGCACGAACTTTCTTCACGTGCTCATACCATTCTGTTCTGCTACCACCTACGCTGATACTTTCATACAATTGCCGGAACCTCATGTCTCCATCAAATACAATGTCCTTGTCATAGGGAAGAAAATAATCCCTGATCCACCCGATTTTGCTTGATGAATACTGAATATTGATATAATCGTCATTTGCATTCTCAACGTCTGACAGATACCGTACAAGAAACTTCGCATTCTCTGAAGTTACTGAAATCCCAAGTGCGGATAATCCAACGATTTTAGTAGATGATGCAACCATGGTTTTCGGCACAATAACCTCGGACCATTTATTATTCCTCTTATAGATTAGCTTTATCTGTTCTTCTCCGGTCTCCAGATTCTTCATTCGTTCAATCGGAAGAATAGGATGATAACAGGCTATAATATCCGGCGATCCTGGATTTGTGTTTGAGATTCTGATTCCATCATCGTCTGCTATCCAGTTAAGGCATTTCATTCGATCATATTCACAATCAGAGAAATTAGTCCACTGGTCCAGCATAGATAACGTCCTATTACTTTTCTCTTTCTCAATCATTTGCTTCTGCACTTTTGTGTAAGCTTTAAGCAAATCCTCAAATTTTTTCTTTACGCCAAGCTCCTTAGCTCTGTCCAGAAGAGTCAGCGTAAGACGCGCCTTGTATATCTCGTCTTCCTGGCTAAATATCTCATCAAACACTTCTTCGTCCAGAATAGAATCCTTCGTGAGCTTGTTTATCATTTCCACTTCTAATCACCTTCTTCCAGTCCTGTTATAAATCCATGGTGATATAGTGCAAGTTGCAACCTGCTCCACGCTTCACACCATCCGTCAGACAATGGTTTCACCCTGCCAAGGACAGCCCGGTAGAAATCTATATCAGACAAGCATTCTTGCAACTCAGCCTTTTTCTTCTGCTCTTCCTTCTGTCGCATTTTCATCTGTTTCTGATGGTGATATATTGCCATTCTGGAAGAGAAATCTGGTTTCTGGTAAGTTCCTCCAAGTATGGTAAAAGCTGTCTTAAAATCGCAATTATCCATGTTCTGAACAAATGTAAATATGTCACCAGTCGCACCACAACCGAAACAATAATAGCTGTCTTTATAGATTTTCATAGATGCGGTGCGGTCGTTACTATGAAAGGGACACTTTATAAATCCTGCTCTGTTTGGAGCCATACCATATCTGCTTAGAACGTCTCTCATACTGTTCTGCTGCTTAATTTCTTCTTTTGTCATGTCAGCAACTCCACGATTCGCTGCCCGGTCTCTTCTTTTGTACAGAATTCAAATCGGACACCGTATTTATCTCTGATCGTACATAGAGATTTGTATAGTTGACAGCCATCAACAGCCTTGTCAGATATCACAGTCTTTACCTTTTTGCCATTTACCGTCCTCCAGATAACTTTGTGTTTCCTTGGATTCTCCCAGAAATATACATCACCAACTGATTTAATATCTGGTCCATGCTCGCATAGGATAATCAGCTGAATACCTGCTTCACGCGCTCTGATAAGCTCTGCTTTGAATCTTTCATGCTGCTGACAGACATCGCTTATAAGCTCTTGAAGTGAAAATTTTGTGTCTATACAGATGCTTTGGTCAGTTGGTAAGGTGTAATCCCCTACCCAAAGTTTCGTTCGTTTAACTACTATTCCATGCTGTTCAAAATACTCATGTTTTAATTTATGCTTCCTTATCTGCTGCCTGGTATCTTCCAGAATTATCATCTTCATACCTCCATAAAAATCCTTTACATGATTTCTGTTTTCCAGAGCAAACGCTTCCAATATTTTGTGGAAAAGCACCAACAGATTCTGCTGCTTCTTTAACCGAATTAAATTTATTCAATTCTGTTCCGTTCAAATCCATCTGTATAACTGAACGCTTTAATGCTATATCCGACATTCTTTTTATTCTCTCTTCTGAAAGTTTTCTTCCTGCTACCTTTTGACTTATTTTCCGCTTTGATTCTTCTGAATGATGTTTTCCGAACATAGGATTGTTTTTTCCACACATATTTCTTTGTTTCGCTGCATTCATGTAAATTTTTCTCGAGTCTGGATTTTTCCAACGTTCTTTCATATTTTTTGAAAATAATTCTCTGGTTTCTTTTGTGTGAATTTTATCGCCTTTATGTTTACTTGGTCTATGCGTACCAAGATTTGATTGCCTTAATGCTTCAATATGACTTTCTGAAAGCTTTCTTCCAGCACAATATGCATTACCTGACATTCTTTCTTTTAAATTGCTTAAAAATTGTTCGGAATGTTCTCCAAAATGCTGTCCTCCGTCTTTTGTGTTATATCCATACAGAGTATCTTGCGTACTATATTTTTCTATCAACGCCTTTTCAATTTCCATAGCCATATCTTCTTCTAGATTTGATATTAAAACTATGTGCTTTATATTATCCCAACCATATTTTAATATCGCTTCATACATTGCTTTTTGGTTGCGATATCCTCCACCGCCGCGCCATCTTTTTTTAGGCTCTTGTCTTGTCGCTCCAATATACAATTTTCCATTTGGGAAAACATGAACATATACTGAATAATTCATATTCTAAATTCCTTTTAATTAAATGGAAGTTCTTCATCGATTCCATCCGGGATATTCATAAATCCATCTGGACCAGTTGGATTTGCTCCCATAATAGCTTCTTCTTTCAGATGATCATCATAGGCTTTTGTGGTGCACTCTTCTGGGATATCTGCATCCTTAATTCCCTCAATACTACGGAACCATGCAAGCTTGTGACGTTTTACTTCTTTGTTTTCGTACCAGTCTTTCTCCAGACGGAAGATGCCGCCGATCAACTTGCCTTTAAACTGCTGCCCGAAGTTATCACCCCACTTAACAGCAAATCCCGGATTCGACTTTTCTACACATGTGATAAATGTTTTAAGGTTACGGACACCGTAATCTACGCTTTCGTCAATAACCATATAGTTAGTACCGGCATTCGGATATTTCTTGTCTGGACGAATATCATTTTCGAACTGCTTCATAAAGTACCCGGCCTGCTCGTCTCCTTCTGCGAAATCAAACAAGATAACGAGCATATCAAGCCCACCCTGGGATTTTTTCTCTGATACCTGCTTAATTACTATTTTGTGACCGCCGAGCGCAATCGGTTCAAATTCTCCTGCTGCCTGTGTAGTATCGTAATTATTTGGTTTCTGCATTGTCTGTTCCTCCTAATTCATAATAATTTCTTATAACCTTGTCAACTTCTGCAAGGTCGTTATCAATAGTCAAACTGTCAAACATTCCGATCGGGGACTTACTTACCGCTCCCTGGCTGGACTGAGTGACAAATAAGTGTTTTCCACTCTCTTCGATGCAGCGAAGAACGATGGTAAACATGCCTTCGATGCAAACCTTTTCATCCAGAAGTTTTCCGATGGTCTTAGGCTTTACTTCTCCGGAATCATCTTTTTCTTCATGCATCATCATATATACGATCTTGTCCTGCGGTACTTTCGTGACAATAAACTGGATAAGATTCCAAAAATAGTCTCCGATATCATTGTACAGAGCGAATACCGCATTGCCTTTTCCAGCAGAAGCGTGCCCCTTCATGAAATGATTCGTGATAAGATATCCTGCATCATCAATCACAATTGACTCCGCTTTTGATGCGATCAGGCACTTCATTACCTGCTGGTAATCATCTGTAAACCATCCGTCAATCTTTCCTTTAAATGGAAGCGGTTTATTCAATACTCTAATAAGATTCCAATGTTCATTCTGGCAATTTCTAAGACTGGTGCTCTTGCCAGAACCAGATTTTCCAATAATTAATACGGGTGTTGCCATTGCTATTCCTCCTTGTCATAAACCACATGTTTACTTCCCTCAATAATCAGCAAGCTTGCAATATCTTTCATTGATAAGGTTGATTCGTTATAGATTTCGACCAGTGCGTTGTATGCGTCTGATGAAACCTTTACAACCTGATTGTCTTTTCCAGTTACCAGTTGCTTCTTTCTTGCCGGAATACGGATTTCAAATTCACTCATTCGTTTCCTCCTTATACGATTTCTGAGCCGTTAAAAGCCCATTTAAGGCCTGTACGTAGCTCGCCAATGTTCTTGCCTTATATGATTCTTCAATGGGGTTATCTGGGACTGTGGCAAGCTGTATATCAATCAATCTCAGAACCTCATTAATTCTCTCATCCATGTTCACACCGCCTTAAAAAAGCAGTATAGGTTGTCTGAAGTATCCCCGGACTTCTCTCCATCAATATCTTCGGCTTTGTGGTACTCCACATGATCCAGAGACATATCACAGTTCTCATAATCCAGAATATAATCACCTCTGGATTGAAGTTCTCTGAGCAGTTCATTGATACATCCTGCTATCTCCAGACTGGGAAGAAGTTTCATAATCGCTATCTGTTTACTCATTTGGACACTTCCCATCTATCAGAAGTTCTAGCAAGAAAGCTTTAATTTCATTAAGCTTTTCACGGTTTTCTTTCTTGTAAAATGGATTAAAAGATACGTCCTGATATAAATCCCATTTAAATTTGTCTTCGGGAAGGTAAATATCTTTTTTTCTTTTGAGTCCACATACGCGTATGTCATAAGTTGAATAGTAGAATGCGACACTTGCTGTTGGAACTTCGTTCACAACTCTTTTACAAAGTTCGTAAATTTCATCAATCTCTTTCTCGAACATTTTCTTATCCTCCTTATTTTCTACCAGTCTGATTTCATCTGGCGTACCGCCCATGCTGCCGAGATACCAAAGAAGATATTTAACCAGATAGGTATATCCACATATTTCCCAGCGAGCATGCATACGGCGATCAGCATATATTCTTTCATTTTATTTCATTTCTCCCAGAATCCACGCAAGGTTGCTTGCCACCAGTGCGGCGACTGTCACAATCCATGCGGTGAACCATTTTCTTGACTTTTTCTTGCTTTCTTCTACAATTTCAGTCGCAAGTGCTACTTCGATGTCAGCCCATGTTGGCTGATTTTCGTTTCTAATTTCGCTCATATCGTGCTAATTTCTCCTTATTTGTTCTTATTTTGTCTTTACAATTAGCAGATAGAGAACTATAATGTATCTATCCACTAAGGTGCTTTAGTGGGTGCAAAGCTCCGGGGCGGAGGTTTCAGCTCCCTCCGGGGCACTCACTTATTGAGAGCTTCTTTGCCTTTCCAGACATGACCAGTCACTTCATAGACTTTCCTAGGGCTTATGATGTATGTGATTCGTCCACCGGAAAGGCTTTTTGCTGGCTTATTGTTCTGGATAGCAGTCCCGATTGGCAGCCATCCGTATACAATTCCTGCTCGGATTGATGTTACAGGAAGTCCGATCAGCTTGCTTGCATCAGATACGCTCATACTCTCTGATGAAAACTCTGGCATCTGTGGAATGCCCGATATGATTCTCGCAATCTCTGCGGCAAACTGATGAACTTCTGCATTTTCTTTGATGTAAGTATCAACTTCGCTCATGTTCCCCTCCTTGTTAATTCGTGCTATACTCTCCTATGAAAGGAGGTGTTAAAAATGACTTACGATGAATTTATGTCGGCCATTAACTCCGATGTTGAAAGAATTTTAGATGAAAACTCTGTTAATGTTGCTCAGAGCCTGTTACAAGGTCTGTCAGAAAGTGAACCTTGCGTATCAAAAGAACAATTTCAAATCATCAGAAACGCCGTAAATACATCTATTCAGTCTTCTGTTCAAATAATGTTCGATTACCTAGATTCATTCGGAATGCTGGAGTACGAACACCTGACTGAGCATCACGAGTCGCCTGTTTTAAAAGTGATTCAGGGCGGACGTTCGGACACTGAGAAGAAATAATTTGTTGCTGGTCTTGAAGTTGCGATTCAAGGCTGGCAGCTCTTCTTTCCAATGAACGAATCCTTTTTTCAAGTGATCTGCTCAATTGCTCACTCCTTTCTTGTGGTATACTCCCTAGAGATGGGAGGTGATATTGATATGAAGAAACCCAGTATAGCGAATGGCTCTGTTGTTCCGCACAGCGTACTTGAACAGCAAATAAAAGAAGCTAAAGAAAAAGAATTACGGAAACAGCAATGGCGGCATGATTTCCGAGTAGCTTTATTTAGTGCTGTTGTTGGCGGATTTACTGGATTCCTGGCCACTGTAATCACTCAGATGTTACTTTAACATCCACTGTGCGAGTAGGCTTCCGAGTGCTCCGCAGGTAGCCGAAAGCACAAAGCAAAGAATCCAGAATGTGATCCTATTTTTCAATTTGTTTTCACCTCCAAGTTAAGAACTTTCTTTCTGTGTCTTGTCAGAATCATCCGACTTCTTCTCAGAAAAACTTTCCGTCTTGCCAAGAATGTATCCCTTGTCAAATTCTGACATATTAGGAATCGCGTTTTTCAGCTTTTCAACGATTCTTTTTTCTTTTTCAGACATGCGCTCACTCCTTTCTTGTGATATACTCTCCTGTAAAGGAGGTGCTCGTTTGATAACAAGATATCAATATAAAATATTGAAAAAAGCTTTAAGAAATTGCGGATTTACTCCTGGTAATCAGCGTGAAGTAGATGCTTGCAAATACCTTTTCAACAAAAAATGCTTTATGCGCTCAAGATTGCGAGAGTACGAATATGAAATCACACAAGCGGGTGAAGTCGCCATGAAAGCATATTTCCAAGACATATCCAGATTTTGGATAACAACTGTTCTGTCCATCATTGCGCTGATTACCGGTCTTTTCTCAATCTCTATACAATCAGAGCCACTATTGAAATTGTTAGAGCAATTATTGAAATAACTGTTAAAACGCGTGTGCAAGTGGACAATGATTTCACATAACGCGAATATATTCCGAACTGCTCTTTCATGTATTCATTATCTGTCTGCTCACTTTGAATTTCTTCAGCATAATTATGATGGTAACAGCAACTACTTTGTGTTCCAGATTCCATTAGTATCTGTTTCACCTGACTCCATGCGTCTGACGTTTTTAATTTTGACCAGTCATGGCTCGTCATTTCGAGTTGAACTGAAACCTGACCTAGAATATTTTCTTTGATGAAATAATCTAACATTTTGTTTTCACCTCCTTTGTTGTACTTTGTACGCTCTTAATATAATACTATGTACAACTTTTGTCAAGCACTATTTTTGTACAATGTACAATTTTTAATATTTACTTTTTAAATTATGTGGTGTATAATCTTATTTGAAAGGAGGTGTACGAATTGAAAAACAGAATAAAGCAAATAAGAAATTCTAATCCTAATTGGAAGAGTCAAGATTTATTTGCAAGCTTTTTGGGAATACCAAAGGCAAATTTATCTAGTTATGAAACTGGAAGAAGAACTCCTACAGACGCAGTAATTCAATTAATCTGTGAGAAATGTTCTGTAAACGAAGAATGGCTAAGAAATGGAACTGGAGAAATGTTTCAACCAGAGAACAAAAACGATGAGATTTCTAAGCTATTCGGAAATGTTCTGAAGTCTAGCGATAATGATTTCAAATACCGTCTCATCAATGCTCTAGCAAAGCTAGATGATTCTGGATGGGATAACTTGGAAAAACTCCTAGACACGATTTACGAAAAGAAATAAGAAAATAGCCAAGGGCAATGCGCAAACCCTTGGCTTTTCTTTTTAACCGATTAATGTTTTTATAAAAATGTATATTGACCTCAGCCAACATCTGTTTTCTATCTTTTGTATCATCTCAATAATCTCTTTCTTATAATCCATAAATAGCCCTCCCTGTCACAATTACCACCTACACTACAGTATATGTCCAGTCTGTGGGAAATAGAACCGAACATTAGTTCGTTTTTTGCTATTATATCACTAATGTTTGCCCTTGGCAACTGCCAGATATATGCATGCACCTTTAATACTATAAAGACAAATTCCGCAATCACAAAGGAAAATACGCTTTCGCAGAAATAAAATGCGAGATTACAGACTTTTCCACCGCCACCGTCTGTATGCGGATACTTCTGGACAGAATGGTTCTGGTATACTATATACGAATGAACTATCTGCATATCTTTCTGATTATTGTTAGAAATTATCTTTTGTGGGGTATGTACAAGACTAAATACCTTATAGATCAGCAAGAGAAGTACAAAGCACTTAAAACATTTCTTTTTCATTTAAATCACTCTATTTCGTTCTAAATCTTTACAATATGTTCTTAAAATGATAAAATAAAAATACCACATATAACCGTACTTTACATAACATTGCAAAATCAGCGGTACAAAATACATAATCCGCATGAAAAGTGCGAAGCGTGGCGAATAAAGCTATTAGGAGGAACGATTCTATGAATAAGAAAAAGGCTGTCGCAATGTTCCTGACTGCTACATTTACTTTGACTTCTTCTGTTCCGGTTCTGGCAGGCGGGAAGGACGTTACCGTTACTGTCCCAAGCTACGGGTTCGAAGAAGATGATGATACTTCATCAGTACCAGAAGCAAAGGAAGCTGTTGTCAATGAGGATGGCTCTACCACCTACACTCTCACAAAGAAGCAGCAAAAAGAATGGAAAAAGGCCGTAAAATCAAATTTTGATGATTATATCAAAGATATCCTGGATGACGATACTAATTATCCAAACGTTGAGGATATCACATACAATAATGATATGACTGAGTTCGAAATTGATCTTGCTACTACTAATATAGCACAATCTGAACTCTTCATTGGATACATCGCACTGTTTACAGCTCCGGTGTATCAGCAGGTAAACGGGGTGGCTGAAAAAGATGTTGATTATAAGGTCACAGTCAAAGACTCCTCAACCGGTGAAGAGACTGTATCAACTTATGCAGAAAATAAGGCTGACTGGGAAAGTCTCAATGATTCTTTCACCATGTACAGCGAAGATACGCAAGAATAATCAAACGGAGGAATAACAATATGGCTAAGAAAATCAAATGCCCACGTTTTGGATGCGGCAGTACTGACGTTGAATATCTGTCGGGCAACCAGAAAACAACCCTTAACTTAAATCCGCTGCATCCTTTTACTCTTGTCAACACAAAGCCAAAGGGCAAACAAACATTCAGATGCAAGAAATGCGGGCGGGTATTCGAAGTAAAACTTTAAGAGGACTATATGAAACACGTATTTAATTTTTACAAAAAACATAAACTCGCAGCATTCTTTACAGCCTTGTGGTTTTTGTTTATGACGTGCATCACTGTTTCTGGATTAAGAAGTGGAAACGCCCAAGGCCCTGTCGAAGTAGGCTCGGGAATCTTTGCAGGAATCATCATGTTCATTCCCGTAGCATTGATTATTGCTGCATTATCGGCAATGCTGTCAAAAATAATTGCCACTTTAAGTGAAATCATACATATTAACGGAACTGATAACGATGGTTTAGTTGACCCTGTTATTCCAGAATATAATTATCACTCTCAAGAGGAACAGCATAGCTGTCAAGAAAAACCGATTATACTTACACCTGAGACATTCCCGGAATTGGTTTCCGAACCAGAGCCGGAAATCCCACAACTCCCAGTATATGATACAATGGAGGGACACGACTTCGAATACTATTGCGCTGATTTGCTTCGTAATGATGGCTTTTATAATGTAGAAGTCACACAAGGAAGTGGCGATCAGGGGATTGATATACTGGCAGAGAAGGCCGGAATCCGATATGGGATACAGTGCAAATGTTATTCGAATAATATTGGGAACAAAGCAGTGCAGGAGGCATTTGCCGGAAAGACGTTCTATCATTGCCATGTTGCAGCAGTTCTGACAAATAGGTATTTTACCCGTTCTGCGAAACAGCTGGCAGAAAAAGACCAAGTACTTCTCTGGGATAGAGACGAACTTGAAAGACTCGTACAAAACGCTGAAAGCTAAATAAAAACCGCCCCGGCATTGGCGTACCGAGACGGCATTTATACATCTCCGGAGAGATGCTATATTCTGGCAAAACATATTGTATCATCTTCGGAGCAGTCGAACAAGACAGAAAATTTGTTCGGCTGTTATTTTTATACCTAAAAACAGCTACATAAAGAAAAGAGGAATAAAAATGGCGAAGAAAAGAAAGAAATATCCAAAGTTGCCGAATAATTTCGGCTCTATCCGGTATCTTGGCAAAAACCGGAGAAACTGCTTCGCAGTGCACCCGCCGGCAACGATCGACGCAACAGGAAAAGCGATCCGTCCACCTGCGATCTGCTACGTTGACGATTATCTGAAAGGATTCGCTGTCCTGACAGCTTACAAAGCCGGGACGTATAGACCAGGGATGGAAAAGGATTTATCCATATCACCCACCACTGACACAGATACCCTTGTGAGCCGCATATTGGCTGATTACGGCACGATAAAAGGAGTAGAGGACAAACATCCAGAGATTAAGAAGCTGACGTTTAAAGAGGTATATGAGCAGTTTATGAAATGGAAGTTTCCTGAAGGAGCGGTCTACTCGGAAAGTTCAAAGGGAACCTACGCGGGAGGATTCAGGAATTCGGCAGCTTTGCACGACCGAGTATTTGAAGACATAAAAGCCCCAGACATGCAGGCGGTGATCGATGAATGTCAACTCAAAAGAGCCAGCCTGGAAAACATCTTAATATTGTTCAAACAAATGTACAAGTATGCTGTTTATGCTGAAATCGTAACGGAGAACAAAGCTCAGTATGTCAAGATCAACGTCCCCGAGGATGATGAGCATGGGACCTCGTTCACTGACGAAGAGCTGTCAATCCTGTGGAAACATTCTTCTGACCCAGATGTTCAGTCAATCTTAATCCTATGCTACAGTGGATGGCGAATTGGAGAATTTCCAAAACTGGAAATTAATCTCGATCAGAAATACTTCAAAGGTGGGTCAAAGACAAAGGCCGGAAAGAGCAGAATTGTGCCGATTCATCCGTCAATATATGATTTTGTAAAGAACGCAAAATACAGTGAATTATATACTTGGGGACAGAATAAATACAGAAAAGAGCTATTTTATCCCACACTTGAAAGGCTAGGAATTTCTGGAAGCCCAAAACACACGCCACACGATTGTCGACACACTTTTTCTGGACTGTGTGAAAAATATGGTGTCAGGGAGAACGACCGAAAACGAATGCTCGGCCACTCTTTTGGTGGAGATATTACAAACGCGGTATATGGACACAGGACATTGGAAGAACTTCGAGCAGAGATTGAAAAAATAAAAGTTCCATTTGTGACTAACTGTGACTAACCGTTCCTTTTTAAAGTGATTTTATTCAGTCTGAATTAATCCATCAAAAGTCTGCAAACCCGCATAAAACAAGGTAAAATGGCAATTTTACTGATACTTTTAAATAATGGAAAAACTAACTAATGGTTAATAGAACATTTGAGTTGATTGGCTCAAATGCCCTATTTTCAAGGGGTTTTCAGCTTTTTAGAATTTCAAAGTTGTGACCAACGTGTGACTAACCAGAATATTCTTATCATTCCGAATATGATGCAATATAACTTAAAAGCCCCAAGGAAACAAATCCCTTGGGGCTTAAATTTTATACTTTTTACATCGCGATCAGGTCTTTCCAGGTTGCAGGACCGCATACGCCGTCTACGGCAAGAACCTCTTTTCTGGATTCCTGGTAGGCTTTGAGGGCATAGATGGTGTTGGCATCTGCTTTCCGGGTAAGTTTCAGGGCTTTGCCGGTTTTTCCCTTAAATCCTCTAGCTCTTAAAATCTCCTGAAGCAATAATACGGATGTGTTTTTGTCTCCTGATTTTACGGTTTCTGGTGTGAACATATAGCTGCCTCCTTCTGTATTAGTTGTCTCTGTGGAAGATGTGACGAGTGAATAGTCTGGTGTACAGAACTTTGTTCCCGGAAGCTTGCTGTTATAGTAGCTCTTTGCGCAGACACCACCGCCATTTGCTATGATCCCGGATGCTCCGGAGGTATTTCCTTCGATGGTATAAAATTTGTCTCCGATCACGGCAGTAACAAGTCCTGTATGAGTAAATGTACCGTTATGATAAAAGATAACAATGTCTCCAATTTTGGGGTACGAATTAAGTGTAAATAATTCACTCATGGTCGGACAGTATACATAAGGCCAGTGCTTTAAAAGTTTTTTAGCCTTGTCCAAACCGAATGCTTTCATGAAACACCAGCTCACGAATGCTGCACACCAAGGCTGTCCCTGATAGGATGGTTTTATATCCCGCCAGTACTTCGTATAATTGTTTGAACCTGCATTTGCAGTCTTATCATCAAGCTGAATGTTTGATTTCTTTTCAAGATAACCAATTTCGTTTTTCGCAATAAGAATCAGCTTTTCAATATTTTTGTCCACTGTCGAAACCTCCTTATAGTCTTTATAGAATACGCTTCGGTCTACAGTTCCATTGATTCCAGGAATCTTGGCCTTGGAGCTGTACTGCCAGCCGACGCCGAAGTCTGGGCGGAGACGTTCCTGAAGCCATCCATCATCATTTGCCGGATAGCGTGCGATCCAGAAATCGTATTTCTTCAGATGACTGCAGATCACGTTCATATACCAGTCCACGTTGCAGTAGATGCCGAACTTATAACCTGCTGCTGTAATGATCTTTTCAAAGGCTTCCGCCATCTTATGTATGTTCTCTGCTCCCAGACTTCTCTGGTTGTTGTATTCCAGATCCAGCCATACGGGATACTGCAACTTTCTTCCATTCAGGACGGATACGACTTTTCTGGCTTCACTCTGGATCTCTGTGATGGTCATCGCATACGAGTATTTATATACGCCTGTTGGGATGTTGTATTTCTGGCATTCTGCATAGTTTCTTTCGAAATATTTATCCGTTACGTTTCCGGCTTCTGTGATCCGAAGGATAGCAAAGTCCATTCCGTAGGCTGCCACTGTCTTCCAGTCGATCTGTCCCTGCCAGGCAGAGACATCTATTCCTTTGGTTTCCAATTCACTCACCTCTTTCTAATCTTTCTATCCTTTTGTTAAGGCTGTTAATAGTTTCTTGCTGGTCTTGAATTAGTTTCATCATTGCCGGAATCATAGTTCTGTAGTTCCAGTCTTCTACCTGGCCATCTTCATTGAGCATTGCACCTTCTGGGAATGCATCATACACATCTTCTGCGTAGAATCCTGGAAGCGGTTTCCCTTCAAAACGGTCACCCGGTGCCAGATACCCTTCATTATACTCAAACCACACGACCGGGATGTCTAAAAGTCTTTCGGCTTCACTTGAGGTCATGTTCTTAACATGTTTCTTGTATCTTTTCGATGATGAACTTAATTTGTAAACATAATTGTTATACAAAATAAGTGTTGATCCTGATGCGTTACTTGTCAATCCAGAAATAGCGAGCATCCCGCTTGGGTCAGTTATTCCCGAGCTATCTGTAGCATTTTTGCAAAAAATATGCATTCCATATTTAACGCAACATGCAGTATCTCCATCTTCGCTTTGTGAAAACACTGCGTTTCCAATCTTTATCCGCCCATCCGAATAAAGCCGTATATTACCACTCTTTGACTGTATGTAGTTCTCTTTAATAGTCCACTGCGCAATTGATGCCGCAACCGCATATAAGTCCTCTACATTCAGCTTGTCTGCCGCTACAGTCTTTCCTTTGATGTATGTACCATTTAAATAAAGTTTGCCGTCAACATAAGTCAGAAGGTCGCGAGTGCCGTTATGTGTTAAAAGGTTGAAAATCTGCTTTTCTGTCAGCTCTGTGTCATTGATGATTGGGATTGTTACTGTTGCAAGTTGAGGATTACCCAGATTAATGCTTCTGAAGATATACCTAATTGCCGTTACATCTGATGCAATTGTAGAAAGGTACAAGGTATACTGTCCATCATCTACATTCATATTCTTTATAGTGCTGAATGTAGAACCGTCTGTTGTTGTCTGAACAAGGATGTTGGATTTTCGCAATGTTTTATTGTTTCCTGAAATAACATAATTTTTGAAAAGTACAGTTTCCGGCACATAAGTTTCATCTGCGGTTCTCATTATTACGGTTGTATCCGTTTCAATAACATAAGTTGTGGCTGAATCTCCTTTATTTCCTTGCTTCCCTTGCTTTTGTTTTGCAATTGAAAACTGTTTTGTAATAGAAAATGTCTTATATTTTACAACAAAGTTCACATGTCCGGTATCAGCTGATAGTCCTGTGACGGTATATTCATGATTCTTTTCATCCCAGGTTCCAGTAACGTTATCTTCGGTTATGGTATACGATGCATCATTAGTTACATTTTCGACACCATACATAACCTGTACGGTTGTACTACATTTAGGAAATGTTGTGTAGTTTCCATCCGCATCCGTCACTATTGCTTGATATTCATTTGACAGAATCACATTCAATGTGGTCAGCTTCTGAGCTTCTTCTATTGTTTTATCTGCTATGGCTTCATCGAGCGTTTTATTGTCTGACAGAAAAAAAGCTGTCGGCTGGATAAACACTTGTCCTTTTTCGTTTATATAAAATGTTACGGTGCCATCCTCTGTTGAAACCCTGAGATTTTTCGCATCAATGAACTTTCCGAGGAGCTTTCCGGTATTGATGTAATCTGCATTAATACCCTCTGCATACAAGATTCTTGTAATCAAATCACCTGTCAGTATGAAGCCGTAGGGATATGTTTTTCCACCATCATTTGACACTCCGATAGCTTCCGCGGTAAATTTAATAATAGTCTTAGATTCTTCTAGCGTCGGTTTATCGTGTAAATAAGTTATTGTACTCCCGTCCTCTTGAAGCACAGGTGTTTCATACAGACCTGATGCATTTTTCATGGCTTCTTCCAGCTTTCCGACAGCCAATTCCCTTGCATTTTTCTCTACTTCGACAAGCTTTTTGGCCTGGATGAGCGTTTTAAGGGCGTCAGAATTGTACGTGCTGCTACCTCTGATAGGGCTTTCGGCCTGCGTTCTCACTGTTGTTGCACCATTTAATCCACTTGCAACATAAGTAATAGGAGTAATATATACGTTTTCTTTACGATCATAAGTCCTTGCCATATCTCCGAATTCAATGAGCGGATTATATAAGAGATCTCCTTCCATACTTCGGAATTGTTTTCCGACCAATGAGGACCCTATCCATTCTGCCACACTTGACAGCTGATTTGTCTGTAACAGAGTGTTTTCTATTTGCAAAACGTATTCATCTGATCCATATTGATAAGATGCATCACCACTTTTCACTTGTATACCTGTAATAACAATGTTATCCGTTGAAAGTGTAGGTGCTGACAGATAGTCTCTTAATCTCTGCGGGGCATTAACGCCCTCGTTAAGATACAGAAATCCATCTGAATCTATCATCCAGTCTCCTACCGGAGATATGTATCCGCTCGAATCAATGGCAGAGCCGCCACCAAATTTAAGGAATCCTTCAGAATCTGCAGTCGGGGCATTATCAACATTTACGCCTGAAAAATCCCATTTCACAAGCTGTAAATACCCACCATTGTCAATTCTGGCGTTGGCAGATTCTATCATCGCAATGCATCCGATAACGTCTCTGAATGTCATGCCGTCAGGCACTGACTGAATCGGAAATGCGGCATGTTCCATCGCACCGGATCCAGTTCTCAATGATATACCGCATCGTTGGCAAGCGTCTTGTAACACTACATAAGCGTCCTGAGGAAACGCAAGACTGGTGGTATATGTTTTGTTTGCCTTGTACATATCATCTAATGCAGTTAGCTCAACATCTTCACCATATTCCTCTGGTGTGGTGACAGTAAACGTTCCTCTATTAATAGTCTCAGTAGTGCCATCATCCAATTCCATTTTAAGTTTTACTCGGAGTTTCGCACCATAGAAGTAATAATTCTTCCACTGCTCTTGTGAATTATCCAAAGACAGCTGTAGGGATTTACATACAGTTTGTCCAATAGGAAATGAAGACCCGTCTACGCCATCTACAATGTCGTTCCCGGAATTTAAAATCTCTTTATTGACTGTTTTGACTGTTCCATCAGAAAATGTAATGTCTACCTCTTCAATGACTGGATACCCTTCTGCTATTTTCTTTTTAAATGCATTGCTTACATTAATCAAGATGGTTCACCCCCGTCATGTTGAAAGATAGCTCGGATACTATTTTGCCGTCTTCAGACAATTCACCAATTGTTATGTTTCCAGATTTTCCTACATAGAACGGATCGTCGCGCCATGCCGCATGATAAAGCGAATAATGATGTAATGTGAATGTTTTCCCCTTCGCAATAATCCGCAAAATTTCCGTGGTTTTGCCTGCCGGAATGTTCTTTGCAGTGTATCCATATTGTTCTACGGTAAAAAGCGGTGTAAACCGCCCGTCACCGTATTGTGTTCGGTTACTTCCTTCTGAATATGTAGTAGCAAATGAATAAGGCATATCTTTGTCGGGCTGCCAGATGGCAGTACCGTTCATTTTTATCATTTCTTTTGCCAACACTGCCACCTCCTATGCCAACTCAAGTGGATTCTTTCCACTGTATTCCTGTCTTGCTTTTGCTTCTTTGATAAATTCATCAAACAGCACTCTCCTGTTAATTTGAGCCGTGATATGAATATCCCTATTTCCTTGCTGATTTCCAAGTTCATCCCGGATTATCTGCCGGATAAGACCCTCGGGTGCTTCAATGTTATTTCCTTTCTTCTGGTCACCAAGCACAGCCAGAAATTCACTTCTAGGTGGAATAACTGCGCCTTTTGCTAGATATGGAATAGTCGGTACTCTTGGAAAGCTTGCGCTGAACCCGATCGTCTTAGAGCCGAATGGTGTAGGTACTTTCCAAGGGCCAAACGAAAACGCAGATTCGATGCTACCAATGGCACTATTTACGGTTCCAATTGCACCATTTACGATGCCAATGACCTTATTGAAAACATCCCGGATTGTATCTTTAATTCCTCCAAAGATTTCTACAACTTTGTCTTTGGCAGATGTAAACTTTTCCACGATTCCATCTTTGATTTTTCCAGTAAAATCTCCTATTGTTGACCACATAGCGTTCCATTTTTCATGGGCATTTGACCACATATTGCTCCAAATTGTAGAAATTTTATTGCCTAAATTACTCAATGTACGAGTTACCGTTTCGCCTAAAGCACGGGTCTTTTCGATCACCCAATCTTTGAGTTTTGTTGCAGCTTCGCAGATTTTGTCCCAGTTTTTGTATAACAGCACACCGACCGCGATAGCCGCTCCAATTGCGACAGCAAATATTCCACCAGTTCCAAGAGCTGTTGCGATAGCTTTAATTCCACCAATGATGCCACCCGAGCCAGTCATCAAGGCTATAAGACCTTTTCCATACAACATAATTGTGCTGATACTTCCACCAATGCTCGACGCTAATTCTGCTATTTTTGCAGCGGCAAATGCCCCAATCAAAGCCGCACCGAATGCCTCAATAATTGACTGATGATCTGCGAAGAACCCAGCCAAATTTGAAACTAGATTAATAACTGTTGGAATGCCTGTTTCAATGATCCATGTTAGCATCGGAAGAACAATATTTTTGTAAATCCATTCAAGTACATTTCCAATGGATTCCAGAATTGGTGCAAATGTACTTGTTAGATTACTAATAGATTCCAATAGTGGATAGAAGTCCAAATTTGCCGCCCATGTCGCTGTATCTTCTGCGATTTTCTCGATGAACTGCATGACCACCACAAGGGCATCTGCAATGTTCTGGATAATCTGTGTCCCTACGCTGTTCTTGTTCCAAGCATCCGCGAAACCAGATGCAATATTTCCAATAGTTTTAAGCACATTCTGAGCAATTCTCAGCATGGTTGTAAGCATTGTCGTGCCCGTTCCATTTGTCCAGACTTCTACAAGGCTTTTTCCTACACTTTTAGCGAGCTTTGCAATGCCTGACAGAGCGACATTGGCCGCATTAATAGTATTCTTACCCTCTTTTTTCCATGCGTCTTGAAATGGCTTCCAGAGTTTCTTGAGAAGATCAGCCAGCTTTTGAGCAGATTTACTGATCTTATCCAATGCCGTCTCGCCCTCTGCCAGACTGCCATAATCCACATTTCCAACTGTGCTTGGCAGACTGGATCCCGTGCCAGTACTTCCAGACGTAGATGGAGTGGATGCGCTCCCGTCAGATATAGACGATACCTTGGAGATTTCATCCAAAGTGGAAAGATAATTTTTTGTTTCTTTATTCGCTTTTTTCGTGGCCATTGCATTATCTTTATTGGCATCCGCCAATTTCTCTGCATTGTCTGCCGCCTGTCCATACTGATCTGCTGTATCTGCGATCGCGTCTGTTCCGGCAAGACCTGTTCCACTTCCGCTCGTCTGGCCAGATGATTTCTTGCCAGTGATAAGCTCCGTAAAGCTTTTAAATGCATTCGCCAGTGTTGCCAGTTTACCCAGTAAGATATTAATAACTTTCAGAACAGGTGTGAAAATATTAATCAATCCCTGTCCGACTGTTGCCTTGAGAGACTGTAACTGCAACTGCATCACTCGCACTTGATTCGCCCATGAGTCAGATGTTCGAATAAAATCACCAGATGCAGCCGATAACTGTTTCTGTACAAAAGCCAGACGGAGGGCAACTTTCTCCTGTTCAGTCATGGCTGATGTAGTCTTGCCGTAGCCATTTGCCAGTGCGTACTGGTCAAGTGCCGACTGGCTCATTACCACGCCAAGATCTTTCAATGTTTCCGTTTCTCCTGTAAAAACTGACTTCAGTTTTATATAAGCCAAGTCTTGTGAAATGTTATAGAATGATGCCACATCACCAGTTAACTGCGTCAGAGCCGTTGACATATCGTAAGCCTGCTGTTCTGAGAATCCGAACGACTTAGACATTGCTCCGAACGTTCCGACATACTGTTTTGCCATTGTTTCAGATAATCCGGCTGAGGTCATGGCGTTCTTCGCAAATTCATTAACCTTATCAGACATGGTTGTAAATGTAACATCAACCACGTTCTGTACTTCTGTCAGATTAGAGCCAAGTTCTATACACTCTTTCCCAAACTGGGTCAATTTCCCAATTGCGAATGCTCCGCCAATCAGTATGCCTATTTTTTTTACTACGCTGCCAAGTCCGTTAAAAGACTGTCTGATTGCTGATACGCCGTTTTGCACGCCTGATGTGTCCATTCTGGTATCAATAATGACTGAGCCATCAGCAGCCATGTGTCCACCTCCTAACTATTTGAGGTTCAACATCTCATTCAGCTTATCTTTATAAGCTTGCTCCTCGTCGCTGAGACGTGTTTTTATGTCAATAATATTCTTGTTTTCCTGATAGAATTTCTTTTCCCATTTATCAAGTTTTTCGCCCTTTACTTTTTTTGACCGGATTCCAACTACGGTATTAAAAAGGCACTCGCCAGACTCCATGAAATATCCGAAGAACGTCCACCAGTGCATATAAGGCACTGCTCTGATTTCTTTGCCCGCAACCTTGTTTACAGCCGGAACAATCATGTCTCCGTCCTGTTCCCAGTCCATCAAACGAGGTTTGGGCTTGTTCGGGTTATCATCGAATTGGCCACAATCAATAAACTCGCAAGCTTTCTGGCAAGCTTCTGTAAGATGTTCTGGGGGTATGCTCTGCCAGTCCTCAAACAGAATCTGTAACATAACTACCGCTTTCGCTTGTTCGTCCAATTCTGGGTCGTTCATGGCGACCAGAATATCAATAATTACTCGAAAATCTGTTCTGATAGAAAAATCCACCCCACTGATATTTAGTGAGGTGGGCAACTCATAGGCGGTCATTTTGCATACTTCTCCGTGTACCTATTGACTACTTCCTGCATTTTTTTCTTTCTCTTTTCAATTTCTGGGCCAAGTGCTTCATTAATTTTGTCCAGAACGATATAGGCGAACACCTGACCATTTCCGAAAACAGTTGTTGCGGTAATTGGTTCTTTAAATAAATCCTTAGATGCTTCGTATCCGAGCATATAATTGATTTTGTCCTCAATCTGCTTATTAATCTCCGCCATCTCTTTACTAGAAGAAACATTTTTAACAGATTCCTGAGCCTGCTCAAAGAAAGTTTCCAATTCTTCCGCTCTTGCCGCAATGTTGATGTCGGTAGGATTCAGTTTGAACGAAGAGAACACTTCGCCCTGTTTGTTTGTGAATGTGAAAAGAAGAAACCCATCATCAATGTTTGTGTTAATTGTTTTTGCCATTTTCTATATCCTCCTAAAATTATTCGCTGTCAGCTGTAAATGTTCCTGAAGTAATGTCAAATTTTCCTTTGACACGTTCTCCAACGTAGTTCACTGTAAATGGAATCTGATAGCCGGATGTATCGCCGCCGTAGGATGTCGGCACAATGTAGCAGTCCTGCTGATATGCTTCATATTTGCCTGTTGTGGCTTCTGTCCAAAGGTGGACCTCAACTGCTTTTGTCTTGAGGTTGTCGTCTTTGAGGCGTCCATCTACGATCTTCTGTAATGCTGTGAACAGGTCCGATGTGGTATCTGCGTAGAACGGATCAGCGTCAGAAGAAACTTCGTAGCCATTGTGTTTAAATGTGGATTCTCCAAGAATGTTCTTAGATGTTTCAGTATCTGGATTGAGTTCTACATTGTACTCTTCCAGATCTTTTCCAAGACGCTCATATTTCGGTGTCAGTCCCCCACAAAGAGAACCAGCGTCGATATAATGAGCCATATATTTACGGTCAATCTTGCCTGTAACTGCCATAGAAATGTCCTTTCTGCCTATAACTTTTAAAAGGCTGTGTAGGTTAGCGACTATCTCCTGTTGATAGCCGGTTGTTACTTGTTATATTACCTCATAAGTATTCTCGTAGCGTACTGATAATGGCAATAACCAATCTTGTACGCCACTCTCCTGCGGCTCTAAACCATAGGAGTTATCACGGGTGATACGTTTTATCACTCGCCCCTGTGAAAGCTCTGGGAACGCATTTAAACGCGTCTCAGAGCCGTTTATGACAACTGGTTCCCGGCATATCCATTTACCGAGATTATCCAAAAATTTCTGAACAGATAGTTTCTGTCTCTCCTTGTCAGATGCCGTTCGGTATACCACATAAAACGGATACTGGCATATCTGGTGCATCACACCACAGACATCTTCTTTTTCTGAATAGATTAAAGCTCCATTATCTGCTGAGAACGCAATACCTGATTCCTTTCCGAGTTCTTCAAATTTGATTGTTTCATTTTCGTACAGTCCCGGATACTGGTTCAGAAGTGCTTTCATGGCATCTGTCAGAATCTCATACCCAGTTGCATCTTTACCGATAGGTTTATCCGCCATGTCTGCCACCTCCTGCCTGTGCTTTTACCTTGCGAATCCATGTGTCACCGTATTGTCGTTTAGCAGCATCAAACCACTTTGCCTGCGCCCGTGGGTGAGCCTGTTTGGTGTATTCAAGATTCTCCTTTGCGGCTGTCTGACCAGAGAACTGGCTAACGAGGACTTTCTTTGCCCCACGTCTTGCGTAGGGACTTCCGGTTGCTTCATCGACCATTCCTTTTCCCTCGTACAGGAAACGTCCATAAGGAGACGCCGCCGCACATACTTTCCCAGTTCCTTGCAAGGATGCACTCTCAGCTCTTGTTCGGTTAACGAAGTCCCCTGTAATCATCGGCATAAATGGCACCATGCTGTCCATGACCATTCCGTCAAGGAGATACTGGGCTTCTTGGTACTGCCTGGAAAATCTATTCATATTCAGCTTGATTTTCATATCTCCGTCAACTACGGAGAATCCTTTGAAATGATGAATTTTACTCATATTACTTACCCAGAATCTCAAAATGTGGAATCAGTGTATACGGACCACCTACACTGGTAATCTTAAACACGTTATCCTTGTTCTCGTTCATGTACTGGTAGAATCCATTCCGGTAATCACCATCAGTTACCGTTCCACCAGTCCACTCACCTTCCCAGAAGAACGACTCATCCGAGAATGTGATAGTGTCTTCCAGGGCGTTGTTAATCTGCTGTTTCCACTCTTTTGATGGTACCCATGGAAGAATCTTGCCGTTCTTATCAGTAATGGTTATATCACCGTTCTGGACAGCATATCGAACGTGTAACTGTGCGTTGTCAGTTGCGTCTGGTCCGTACTTTTTAAGGATTGCTCCCTTGTCCGTAATGAGGTCAACGCCGGATAAAACATGAGGATACCAGTACGCATCTCCTGTCGTGGCTGATTCGTAATAATCAAAAATCGTCACAGTTTTTTCGTACATGATACCCTCTCCTTAATTATTCTTTCTGTACTGTCTGCTTAATAACCTGATTCACACCGGTTGCCGACAATCCGTTAAACATACCGACTGCAACTGCTGTGATATAATCCGTTGCCGGGAAATCCGGGATAACTCCCATTCCGACCGCTCCGAGAATTCCACCAATAACCGCCATGATTACTGGAATCCATTCATCAGAGATTCTTTTTGATGCTTTGCAGCCCATTCCTACGATGTAGCAAATCATAACGATTGCGATACATGAGCCTAATGTTGAAATGTCCATTATTCAGATACCTCCTTAAATTCTTCTTCAAACTCATCCTTTGTCATTGTATCAAAATATCCTTCTTCATCACGCAAGACGTAGTCTCCAGGCTCTATGAGTACCGAATCAACCATTTCGCCATTTCTAAATGGAGCAGGATATGTAGAAATCTCAATGTGTGGTGGGTTAAGATTGTTATTAATTTTTACCGAATCGCCAACAAACTTTTCAATTTGAGCTATGCTTTCTGGAGTGGTAAAACATTGAATAGCTTCAACTATAATCGGTTTTATTCGTATGTATTTCATACTCGCCCCCCTGCATGAGCTAAGTGTTGAAATGTCCATAATTTTCACCTCACGTCTGGAATGCCAAACTGTTTGTATGTACCCGTAAATGAAAACTGTTTTCCGCATTTACAGCAAGTTTCCGTAATCGTACAAGTCTTTTCTTTGTCGTTGCATTTTGATTCAGCAGGACTTTTAAATCTGTGTCCGCCAGTCAAAAAACACATTACTTTATTCATCTCAATTACACTCCTGTATACAAAATTGGTATTCCATCATCCGTCCTTACTCCCATCAGAAGTGGCAAAGCTGTCTTAAGAAGTAAGTCGTTCGTTTTCTGCGCATCTCCAGCGGCGGCATATACCGCACTCCATTCCTTTGCACTTGCTCCAATCTGCTGTGGCGTTGCGTAAGAGATAGATTCGCTGCCAGAACTTATAGAGGTTACGATTCCGGTGTTTTTATCACTAGAATCTTCCTTGCTGTTTATCAGCTGAACATTACCACTTGCGTCTGATACAAGTTGAGCATTTACCTTGCTGTTTTCTGCTGATGCTCCTCTTACTAACTGGATGTTTCCATCACCATCTGCTATTAAGCAATATTCACCAGGTCTAGTTGATACAGAGGATCCGTTCATGGTGGCGTAAGAAGTTGCATTTTTCTCGGCAAGTTCTAGCTGATACATTAATTCAGCCAATGAACAGACCGCCTTTTTGATACGCTTCTGAGAGTGTTCATTTGTTGGCAGTCCGTCCACAAGCCTGTCAAACGTTATTGTATCTACAAAATCACTGGCTCTTTCTGCCAGTCGTGGGAAGTCAGTCCCTGGCACAACTGAACCGAAAAATGAAGTTGTGTAAAATTCATAATCTGCATAAGCCATGCCAGTTACCTCCTACATTTATGATTTTGCTGTTACACTTGCACTTCCGGCATTCAGTGCTTTGTATGTTCCGTCACACTCAACCACTGTGATTTTCTGTCCGGTTGTTGCCTTAACATCAGCTTTTCCGTCCCATGTAGTCCAGTTTCTAAGATTCTGTCCATATCCGACAGTTACTGCTTCTGCCGCAACTTTGTATTTATACACATTGCCAGCATTTTCCTTGGTCGGATTTACAGTGATTTTTGTATCACCAGTTGCTGTTCCAGCCACGGAATTTACTGTCAGAGTCCCAAGTGTTGGTGTCTCATCAATGGTGATTACTGCAATTGCATCAATGTACTCCGCAAAAAGCGTAAGTCCCATAACTGCAAACGCTTCAGATACTGCTGTGTGGTAGTTGCCCTGCGTATGGAATCCGATCAGGTTTGTCTCGCCAGATACGGTGTATACAAGTCCTGCTCTTGCGAAATCAGATTCGTTCGGGTCAACATAGTAAAGCACGATATTCTCGACAGGAGTTGCGATAACCTGTCCTCTCGGGATTTCACTGTCAGATAGCAGGAAGATAGTATTGAATCCCATAAAGTCCTTCATGTACTGGAAGCCGAACTGGTTCTGAATAGTGATCTCAGCCGCTCCGAGGTATTCATATACGTCCAGAATGTTGACAAATCCAACAACACCAGTCACGTTTCTGTGCATTTGCTTAAATTTGTTCTCAACACGGCCTTTAGCCATTGCCAGAGCCATCTGGAATGTAGTTTCTGTGGAAGTAAGTGTACCGGTTTTCAGATAGTCATAGAATCTGCTGGTAACGTCAGTCTGAAGCTGGAAAAGGAATTCATCGTCAGTCATCTGAACAGCGTTCTCATAACCGTGATCCTTGATTGCTTCGATGGATACAGCCTTTGCGTACTTTTCGATAGTCATTTCCGCATAGTTCTTTTCTTTTACAGTAAACTTGCTATAGGGGATTTCCTCACCCTCTGCCACTTTTCCGCTCTGTAAAGTACCTTCTGCATACTTAGACTTGAGTACAGCACCCGGCTGTTTTTTGATAGGTCTCATGATACCCAAAATGTCACGTAAGTGCTGCCAGTTTCTTTCGAATCTGGTGACGAAGTCAATCTCACGTGCTGTGACCTGGATATCATTACTCATAATAAGATTAGCTTTTGCTGCCATATAAAAAATCCTTTCTACCCATAATTGTTAAGGTATTGGGTTAGCGGCTATACTCTGTCGTATAGTCGGTGTAAAAATCACTGGAATAGCTGGATATTCTGAGCAATTGCAGCCTGTCTCTCAGACGGGTCTTTGATTGCTTCGATATCTTTTTTAGTCATGCTTCCCGGTGTCTGCTGCTGTCCAATATGAGTGGTAAATCTTGCCTGATTCTGCTGAGCCTGCTGCTGAGATTCATCCACGAAAGCGGATGCGTCAGACTGCTTCATCTGTTCGATCAGGTCATTTAATCCAAGGATTTTACCGTCTTTCAGCTTAAGACCTGCTTCTTTAATGTCTGCCATAACAGACTTCTTTGCAGCTTCACTGGAAAATTTAACATCATCAAGTGCTGCTTTCAGAGCATCTGAGAAATCACGGTCATAGATTTTCGCATTAAATTCTTTCTCTGCATCTGCCGCTTTCTGCTTCCAAGTCTCTAACTCGCTTTTAACATTTGCCGGGTCGATACCGTCAAAACTTTTTAAGGTTTCCTCTGCTGTCTCTGCGCGTTCTTTCCAGTCATCGCGTTCACCCTCGACTTTTGACAGAGTTTTTGCAACTTCCTTTGCGTTCTTGTAATTCTCAGAAAGTGCTTTCTTAATATCTGCCTGTTTATCCTCCGGGATTTCAATTCCAAATGATTTAAGTGTGTCAATAAGTTTCTGCATAACATCCTCCTGGTCGTGTTTATTGACCTGCCGCCGCAGGTAAATGGATTAAGCCAGTTAGACCACTGGCAAGGTAAGGAAATAAGGGGAATCGAACCCCTAACCAATATCCTATGCGGATACTGCTCTACCACTAGAGCTATATTTCCATTAACCCGGATTCCCGGGTTAGCAAAGTGTTTAACGTGTCATGCCTGCCACGAGTTGTTTCGGATATTTATTTCTTTTTTAAAGAAAAGTAATAACAAAAACCTTAATCAAGGAGGCGTGCCATCTTGCGTGCCAGACGGCAAATACACACGACAGGATTCGAACCTGTTTAAAACTTTCCACTAAAGCGTGTGTACCAGCTACTTTAAGAAAGGAGGATAAAACGAAAATGTTAAAACAACCGTTGTGCTTCCTGCTGTACAATTACATTATAACAGATTTATTTTAACTACCTCTCTACCACTTTTTGTGTTTTTAGAGCATATCCCGGAGTTTTTCCACGTATCTCTTGACAAGATCACGTTCCTCTCGGCACTCTGCATCCTTGGACATATCGCTCATTTCTGTTGTGAGTTCGTCCAGATGTTCTTCCAATGCGGCAAGCATCTTCCTCTTGCAGTCTTCAGACTTGCCGGAACGATAGCTTTGTTTCTGCGTCATGTAGTCATCGTAAGCGTCTCGTCCATCAGAACGGCTGTAATGCCCTCTGGCGTAATGTTCACCCCGTCTGGCATAAGAATTGCCCCTGTCGTAATCCGGCATCATTCTGCCGTCATTTGCGCTGTATCTCCCCATGCTGTCACGTTTTCTTCCACGCTCGCTGTAATCGTCATTGTATCCGCCACGCATCTCATCAAGGACAGTGTTGTAATATTCCACCTTCTTATCCCAGTACTGCGTATTCTTGATATCTTTGTACATATCAATCAGTTTGTATGTCATTTCCAGATTTCCAGTGGTCAGTCCATTATCAGCGATTTTGGACAGTTCGTCTTCAATTCTTGCACATAAGTCTTTAATGTCTCTCATAATCGCACCTCCTACGCTTCTCTGGTTACAACAATGTTTGCGTTTGCAACAGAAATTGCCTGATCGCTAGTGTTCTCTACCGCGATGTTAACGCAACATCCGCGAGGTACATCAATATAAATGCCAGAGGACACATTGTTGTACTGGTCTACTGCCGCCGGCGTGGAAATCATCTGAGAAGAAAGAACCGGCTCACCAGAGATTGCAATAGCCAGAGAAATAGCCCCGACAGTACCGCCTGTTGGAATTGCGATATTACCAGAAAAATCCACGAAGAATCTCGCTTTACACTGGTTAGTCAGTCCTCTCAGGGTGATGATTCCGCTTCCCTCTCTGTGCTGAATACAGTTAGAACCTTTAACTGCTGTATTTGAAAATACTACGTTTCCATTTGCTGCTACAGTCTGAGCAGCTACATTTGTAAATTCTGCCATAATTTTTACTCCTTTCATATCACAAAAGGACAGGTCTCAGCCTGCCCCTCTGTGTAATACGGCAAAAGCCGACATTCGAATCAATCGAAAGATACTCTCGATATGAAGTTATCAGCAATTACATCCAGTGTTGCATCCGCATCCGTAAAATGTGTTCGGATTAGGAACCTGATATGCCGGAATCGGTGCCGGATTAATCGCATTAATAAGCTGCTGTGTCTGAGAAGCCATTGCAGTTGTGAGCAATGCAGACTGGCGATCCTGAGAAGCAGCGCGTCTGAGATCATTGTTCTCGGCCTGCAGGTTAGAAATCTTTTCATTGCAGAGATAGTCAAGAATCGCTCTTGTCCCTGCGTTCTGGCTGTCGATAATGTCTCTTGTGTTGCTGTTCATCGTGTTCTGCAATGCGCAGGTGTTCTGCGCCATATTGTAGTTCACGCCCTGGATAGCTTCCCTGGTTTCACAACAGCAGTTCGCAAGCTGTGCCTGAAGTGCATTGGTATTCTGCATATTCGCTACAGTATCAGCATTAATAGCCTGCTGGATTCCAAAACCGGTCTGCATGATGTTGGTGTTGATTCCATTGAATCCGGTAAGCATACCGTTGTTCACTGCGTAGAATCCATCGCAGAGACCGTTGTTGATTCCGTCAAGTTTGCTGATTACTGCGGAATTGTCAAATCCTCTCTGAATGTCTGCCTGGGTAGCTGCTGTGGCTATATATCCACCGCCGTTGCCGTTATTGCCCCAGCCGTTGTTTCCCCATCCGCAGAATGCAAAAATGAATAAAACGATAATCCACCAGCTACCATCTCCACCAAACATGCCGTCATTATTTCTACCGTTTCCAGTAGCAGCGGCAATATCTGCTAAGCTATAATTTCCATCCATAATATAATCTCCTTTATTGTGTATTTACATCAATCTGGCCAGATTGTAATGTACTATTTCATATTTTTCAGCAGATTTTGAAACTGCCCTGCCATCTGCTGAACCTGATTAAGTTGCTGTTGAGAAATTCTCCCAGACTGCAACATCTTCTGAACTTCTGCTTTTGGGTCTCCCTTAAAATTCTGCTTAAACTGTATAAACTGCTGTATCATCTGCATTGGCCCGTTTCCCTGTGGCATCCCACCACCAAGCACATTAAATAATGGATTACTCATCTGCATTTCCTCCCTTGACTGCTGATTCCTGCACGGTATTAGCTCTAACAGGTTCAGAAAAAGAATTTAATCGGTTTATGATAGCTTCGTATTTACCCTTTAAATCGTCATATTCCTGTCTGGTGACATATTTACTGTCCATGTTCTGAGTGGGCTGTTTAGGTGGCATCTGAGTGCCTACCTCATGATACTCAAACGTCCGTAATGGCTGTGGCATACCGGAAACGTCCGTGGATTTTATAAAGAATTTTTCACTTTCACTGTCCATCAGCAAAACGCTTGTCCCGGGTGCTACCAGATAGGATTTTGCACCGACTTCTCCAGATACCCACAAAATACCATTATTATTCTGCTGGGGTTGCTGTACTGGTTGAGCCGGCATCTGAACAGGCTGTTGCTGGAACTGATTCATTTGTCCCGGAACACCAAAGCTATATTGATAAGGATTGTTATATAATGCCATCTTATGCACCGCCTTTCTAATTATATTTTTGCATAGATGTATCAATCTAAAAAGTTCAAAAAAGTATCGAAAAAGTATTGTGTAATAACGCACATAGATTTATAATTGAGAAAAAAGGAGGGATTAACATGGCAACAGAAGCGCAGAAAAGAGCGGTAAGAAAGTATGAGAACAGCAACTATAGGCTAAACATTGTCTTTCCAAAAGGAACTAAAGAGAGGATTGAAAAGCTCGGTCTTGGCAAGAGCAACAGTGCCTTTATCAGGGATGTTGTTCTGTCAGAGCTCGACAGGCTAGAAAAAAAATAAAAATAACGCACATATACGCTTGACATATAACGCACATAGATATATAATAAAGACAGTTAAAGAAAGTACATTGCATATCCCCGTGAGGAGCAGAGAGGAGTCAGAACGAAATGATTAAGAGAGTAAAACTTGAAACTATTTATAAAATGGCTAAAGAAGATAATGAGAAAATAAAAGAATGTAAAGCTTTCCCAGATGGATGGGATGAAATAGTCTACGATTATTATAACAAATTGTCAAAAGATTCATACGACGTTGAAATGTTCATGGAATTTCTGGGCGGCGAAGATTCACCGTTAGAACAGGCGTACGCATACAGGAGAAACATGTATATCATGCTGTACACAATGAATACAACAGATACATTGGCATTTGTAGATAGCGAATATGATATATTCTACATCGTATCAAAAGACGGCGATGAGTATAATAGTTGGGAATGGTGTTTCACAAACAACATTGACCCGATCAAATACAGGGGTGACGATGGAGACGAACCGGTACCGGAGTGGCTCATAAAAAAATATGAAGAACAAATAAAATCAGAATAAAAATAAGCCCCTGGGAGATAATCCCGGGGACTTTTATTGTCGTCTTAACACACTTTAATTATTTTATTGTTCACCCTCCGGCTTAATCGTTTCGCTGTGGATATACTCACATTCATCTGTTCAGCACAGTATTCGAGCGTATATTCCTTGCATCTCAATCTGAATAGCTTTTCTTCATCCGGTGTGAAATTACACTCTATCAAGAATCTGTCTATATCTTTCTTAGTGAACACATATAACTTCATGAGCATACCCCTTACTAATGCTAACGCTGATTCTGTGCAAGATAATTTGTAAGCTTCTGTTTTGTTTTTTTTAATTCCTCCACATTGTTGCCGCTGATCTGACTGTCCAGCATGGTCGACAATACTTCCAGAATTAATGAATCTCGTTCTGCGATTCTCCGAAGACTTTCATAATCTCGCCTATCATGTTCTTCCAGTGTTTCTACTCGCTTATTAAGTCGGAATGCCGGAGTAATCCACTTAAAAATTACAGCCGCCGCCCCTCCGACAATGGATACTCCTCCGCAGATAGAGAGAAAAATCTGTACAAATTCTGATATGCTCATTTAGTTACTCCTTTTCCCAGTAATATACCGGGATCTCATTTCCGCTATCCCATGTATCGAAATATTTGCCCTCTTGCACTGTCACCACATGACCATCTATGCAGAGAATGTATGTACCTGTCGGATGATCTGTGCAAAAGTCGTTGACTGTATAGATATATCGCTCTGATTGTTCAATCAGTTTGCGTCTGTATCCATGCTTATAGAGGTACGCTCCCCAGACATAATTTGCGCTTGGCATATCTGACAGAGTACATGCCTGTACCATTAGTCCGGCGAACACCGTTTCCCAGTCAAACCCGGTTGCTTTGCATATTGCCCGGACAACGCAATCTCCTGTTCTCTTATCCTTAACAGGATTCGGGTTGTAATACTCCCATCTATCCATCAGTCAATCCCCTTTGCTGTCTTATATCGTTTTGCCGCTCCTCTGGCTTTAGCGGCATTCTGGCGGTTCCACTTCGCTATCATAAGTCGGTCTTGCAGTTCCCTCAGGTCATTCTGCTTACAGTAATCTTTGTATGCAGCATTTTGTTTCTGCAAAAGATAAGACTTCCGGTCAAGGTCTTGCTGTAATGCGAATTTCACCTTTTCGCTCGGTGCATTGTCAACTCCTGCTTGTAGTCCAAGGACTTCACGCTTCGTTTTGCGGATTCTTCGCTCATAAGCACGTTGCCGCTGTTCCTTTTCGTACTGTTTACCTTTGTCGGCTTTATCCTGTGCTGATAATTCTGCATAGGGATTAAATTCTCCATCACTTGCCCCGAAACTATGCCGACAATTGACCCCTGACAATCCACTTGCCGTTCCATACCCAGTCAATGAGAACGGCGGAAACTTCTTACTCTTTCCAGAACGAGAGTATATCTTGCCTTGCCACCATGAGTGATTGCCCGGATTCTCGCCACCATCACCCGTTCTGGCTCCCATGTGCGCACTGACCAGAATTAAATCCCAGTCCATTTCTTCCATGCGTTTTAGGGATATATCTCCCGTAGCCTGAGCCACACCAGTTCTGACAGAACGTGCTACTGCTGTTTCAATCGTGTCTTTTCTGCCAGATGGATATGTGACGGTAACGCCATCACTCACAACGTTATTAACCGCCTCTTTAATGGCTTGTGTATACCCAACTGCCCCAGTCATTACATGATTATATGCAAGGTCGCATTGCTCGATATAGAGCCTCTGAGCGGCACTTGCGGTGGTTCGTGTGAAATTCTTCCACTCGCCCATAGTCGCAAGCATATTCCGCTCCATGAGCCTTATCATAGCTGGGGACTGCTCGAGCGGTACAGGGCTTAATCCTGCCGCCTTATATACCTTATCGTCGTAATTCATTGCTGTGATTCCGGCATCTTCAAACGCTTCAAGAAGTTCTTGTTGCTCGCGTTTGGTGTATCTGGATAGTTCCACTAGAATGCCCTCTAGCAGTTCACCAGATTCTTGTAGTGTTCTGATTCTCCACGCATCAGCATTGGTCAGAATGTAGTCCTCACTTCTGCCGATTCTTGCCATCATCCGAGACACAATCTCAGAGATGATATACTGATGCAGTTCTTCCGCAATCTGTTCGCTGCCTTCTGTTATCCGGCGTAAATATTCAGGACTAAGCATAGTATATCACCTCTTTTCTTGTTATTATTCTCCCCATCTGATACAATGTAATAATCAAATAAGGAGGATAACATCATGTTTGGAAGAAATAAGCGTAAAAGTGACGTTTGCGTTGATATAAAAGTAAACATAACGCCAGTGCAATACGTTTACTTGCTGTCACAATGTCGGAAGGAAGATAAGGGTATCTCTGACATTGTTGGACAAGCTTTAAATGAATATTTTGATAAGAGAGGAAAGGAGATCTAATCCTCCCCACTTTTTTTACTTAATTCACTAAAGCCCCTCTTTAGTTAATCAGATTTTTTAACCAAGCAGAAATATATTTAGCCATATACCATAATGCTTCTCCAGATTTATCTGAATGTGGGTGAATAGTATCTGGCAACCAACGGTTTAGAAATGTGGTTTCTCTTTCGATACCATCTTCAACCCATATTCCATCAGACCAGTAACCCGTGCATTTTATTTTTTTCTGTGACCAGCCATACATATTCCATGCTTTAAAAAGAGGAAAGCTCCATCTTTCCGATGTTTTTATTTGATAATTAGAAATAGCAGGTCTAAGCTGATTTTCATACTCGCCAATCATATAAATTTCAGCTTTCTGATTAAACTCTTTTATTTTTTTCACAATAAAATCAAATGCGCCTTGATAACAATATAGATTTTCAGTGCTTTTAGCCTTTATAATTACTGTTTCAAGTTTATCTGTTTCTGTGGAAAAAGCCACCCTAGAAGCGCCCCGACAATCAATTTCCAAATTTTCAACGGTCTTAGTTATATTTGCATACTCGAATTTTTTCACTTTTCCGTCTGCATCAAAGATGTCGTAAATATCATATCCAACATTAAAAACACCGGATAGATATACCATATCAAAACCATCTACATCAATTTCTATTAAATGTTTTCCAACACTTGTTTTTAATACGCCTTTTTGATAAAACCCTGTTTTTGCTTCCCACGGCATTTCCATTGGTTCATATTGCAATTCTTGTGCATCCGAAATAGTATCATTGTGGCCGTGGTCAATAATCCATAAATCTGGGAAATTATTTTCTGTTAGATATTTATTTATTTTTTTCTCGTAAGAGCATGATCTTATAAATTCTTTATCTTCATCTGACAATGTGGATGGAACATTTTTTGTAAATACATCAGTATCATTATAATGGGCAATAATCCATTCCATTTCATCTAATGTATTTGTCAAGCACCTTGATACACCTTCAAAGTTTTCCACAAAACCGTATGGGTTTCTTTCAGAAATCCTATTTTTATTTTTGCAATGCAGGCAAGAACTTCCTACTGCTTCATTGTATACAGTGACATCCAGCATTTTCCCGATGTAAACAGGGTAGCTATCTGCAACTTCAATTCCATTTTTTCCACCGGCAGGAATAGAAGTTCCAAGCCACACGATTTTTTTTCCTTTAAGATTGCTTTGACCGATTTCATATTTTCCAAAGACAACAGCAGAATTCAAATTTTGATAAGTTGTACTAATGTATACAGTTTTTGCCTTTTTAGGTACACTGATTGTTTTTTTCGTGCTACCTGTTACTGTAGCAGATACATTCCCAACCAAGACACCGTTATTGTCAATAAATGTTGCGATATCTTTTCTTTGTTCAAAAGTGCCATTGACTGTTATAGATATGGCATTCGCAACATCATAATAAATGCTATTATCTACACTTCCTTCCGACCTTACCCCAACGGTAAATAATATTTTACTTCTTTTTCCAATGAGTCGTTTAATATATGCTTCTGCCTCTTTTTTTAATGTTGCTTTGTAAAAAACCGATGCGGAATCACAGTCTTCGATTTTACCACCAACCACTACTTTTGTTGCCCCATCTGGCACGTCAATCAAAACATCAATGTACTTGTCTTGAGTTAACTTTGTCCCATAAGAAACAATGTTATCGTCTTCATTGATAAACGTGTAGTCATTAAAATAAGCACGTCCATTGGCAACAACTCGAATTTGTTTTACATGCTTTGGAATTTCAAAAAACAAAGACACTCCCTGTGTTGTATTATGTTTTTCGCCAGAATAATATCCTATTTTACACCATCCTGGAATTGTTATTTCTTCTGTAATATTATCTATAGTCATCTTTAGCGAATCAGTTTCAGCCTTTACTTCTTTGAATTTGTCCCCTACTACTTTAGCATCTGCGAATGCTCCCTCAGTATCAAGTGCTTTGTTCGCTACGGGCGTTTCGAGAACATTTCTATAAGGCAACTGCCGCTTCTTTCCATCTGCTGTGATTATTCCCTTAAATGTATCAGCCATTGTTATTTACCTCCTCCGTTGCTTTCAAACTCACATAGCCATCTGCATCCACGCTAAGTCCAACACCCTTATCGGACAGGTATGTCTGGACTGCTTCCGCTATAGCTTCTTTACTGGTTCCGATTCCATCTATACAGAGTTTATACAGATACTTTTCTTTTCTCGTGATCGGATTTGGAATTTCACCTGTATAATCGCCTGTCAGATATGCGAGGTACTTTTCTTCTCGCGTTACTGGTTTATCTGCCATCTTTTTACTCCTCCCCGAATAATTTTGGCTCATCTGGTTGAGCTTCTTTGATCATTGCCACCGCCTCTTCCTTCGTCATTCCTTCAAACTTTACGAAATACAACCATGCCGGAACCTTGCCAGTAGTCACATACTGCCACCATCTTGCACGGTCGTTTTCTCTGACATACAGGATGTCTCCGAAATCATAATTGACTTCATAAGCTCCAACAGGTGCAAGTCCGTACAGGTCAGCGTAGACGTTCAATGCATAGATTACTTCATCCAGACAGGATTCCAGTTTGTCACGAACGTCTTTAATGAATTGCACTGTCCTCTGCTGTTCTGCTTCTACTCCTGTGGCCGTCTGAATGCCGCTAGATTCGTTGAAAACAAAGTACCCGTTGGAGAATCCAATCTTGTACCCTAACTGGCTTAAAAGGGCATTTATGCCGCTTATACGGGTATCTGTGTTGAGTTGCGGATTGATTTCTTGGTAGAACTCTTTCTCGAGTTGTCCGAATACATTCTTGACAAAGTGCGGTAAGTTCATTTCTTTTCGTCTGTTCTCCATGCCCTGTGGAGACATAGCTGATACAGGCGTACCGCTTGGCATCAACAGTCTATCATCTGCCAGAACAATCTTCTGAGAATCAAAAATTTCTCCGGCATTTCTACTGTATGCAATGTCGAGGTCTTTTAATTCTTCTATAGCTTCCGCAAATATCGGCAATCCAAGCGGTGTACTGATATCCACATTGTTCGCCTGCGGTGTCCGCAGCACTCCGTATAGAGGCCCATCCAGTTTCTCACCGTTTGCCTTAAGTATCGGCGGCGTGTCTGCCATAAGGTCAGCCCATTTGGTCTGCTTAAGGTCAATCTTATCTCCGATGCTCTGAGGGGATTTTGACACATAAGCCCTGTTTGAAACATAGTACGGATAAGTCGTCACGCCGTCCACGGTGGTCTCAACAAAACGATGGTATTCAAGCCGTGTGTAGTATTTTCTTCCAACAGTATAAGAATCCTTGAATATAATCCCTTTGATTTCCTGGTTGTCATAGTCTACAATCATCACATCTGCCGGAGTAAATACATCAAGACTCTCACCGTTTGGCTTAATAAATACCGTTCCATAAGCGCAACCATATTCTACCCAGTGCCGGATTTGAAAATATACTTTATCAATCTGCTCCTGTAGCCATATAGCCCTTGCGGAACCGTCTATCTGAATGCCAATCGCCAGTGTCGCGAGCCGGGCTGTCTCTGAGCAGACAGATTTAGCAAAATTAATCGTCTTTATATTATTCTTATCATCTAACCATTCCGGTACACCTCTGTAGATGTTCGCGCACCGGTTAATCAGTGATTCCATCTCCGGGAATTCTGCTGCCTGGATGTTGAAATCCTCTTCAGCTTGTTTCTTGAAAATCATATTAAACCACCTTTTTAGTGTTGTTATAAGTCCCATTTAATCTACCTTTTAAAATCCATCCATCTTACAGAAGTATCTCGCACAATAATGTCTTCATATTCTACAACTTTTAAGATTTCGTTAATGTCAGATGATCCATATATTTTTAAACCAATGCTTAAGAATTTATTTATTTTATCTGAAAAGTACCTATCTAACATTTTATGCACTATTCCCCCTTCTTCTCCACAATGACTCTAAACCATACCGGACAGAATCTATCAAATGATTATCCTTATCTGGATATCCGCTGCAAATATTTCCGTCTTTGTCGCGTTCGTATTCGTACTTCTTAAATTCCTTACAAGCATTTGGCGTTCTTTTTGGATCAAACACAAGTTTTCTTCTTTGCAGCCACTTCATGGAATACTCAATGCTTCCCGGTCCTTTGATTGCTCCTCTTGCTGGGAGTCCTGAATCTCTGTAATCATTGATTGATTTAGGCTCGGCAGAATCGCAAGTAATTTCGTAATCGTCATACTGTCTTCGCTTGATTTCATTCGCAGTCCATTCATTTGATTTTTTGTTTTCGTAAATCTCGTCAATGAAATAGATTGTTTCTCTAGCTGAATCATAATAGATTCTGGAGAAAGCATATTTGTCCGGATACCAACCCCAGTCAACTCCTTGATAAATTCTATCAAAATGGCTGATCTCTTCGTCTGTGATAGTTCTTTCTTCGATGTATTCAAAGATATTTCCACCATTTCCGTTAGCATGTCCTAAATACTCGTTGTCATAAGCATCTGGGTTGACTTCTTTTAGATGTTCTGCATCCGCAAGGAACACATCTCCAAGCCATTCCTGTTCAATTCCTAAATCAAGGTACGTGCTATGCACAACCATTACATTTTCATCTTTTTCTTCTGCTTCTGCTGTATATTCATTCGCCCAGTTATTCTTACTCCTAGGTGGGTTGAATGACTTGAATTTATACGCTTCATTACCACCACGAATAGCAGACTGCTGAATGTTTCGGATTTCTTCTGGGTTAGAAAACTGATCTAACTCCTCGAACCAGACAATACCTATATATCCAAATTCTGGTTTGATAGACTTAATCTTTAATGGATCGTCAGCACCGCGAAAGTAAATCTTCTGTCCAGTGGGCTTATACGTAATCTCCATAGGAGATACCTTGCACGTAAATTCCTCATTTAGATCTAATTTATCAATAGCCCATTTCATTTGAGCATAAACAGAATCTTTGATAGTGTTTCCAACTTTTCGCAGAATCAGAGCATGCATGCTCTGATTATTCTTCAGCAGTTCCGGTATAATCAGAGATATAGTTGAGGACTTTATGGAGCCACGTCCGCCAGGGAGAATGTATTCGCTATGTTTCTTTTTCCGGATATCTCTAATCATTTTATGAAATACGTCCGGGACAATATCCAGATCAATATGATATTCACTTTTCAATCTGGCTTTTTCTTCTGCTTTCTTCTGTTCTTCTCTGGCTTCTTTTATCGCAAGTGTTTTTTCCAGATCATTCATGGATTTCAACTGATCGGAGAAGTCCGGAGTAAATCCAAACGAATCGGTCAGTTCACCTCTTGCAATCATGGAACGGCGTTGCTGAATTTCTGCCAGAGACATGATGTCAGTGCCTTTTTGCTTTTCGATTAGGGACTGCTTTTCGGCTATATATGCAGAAATGCAACCTTTTTCCAACAGTTTTTTTGTCGCGTTTCTAATGATTCCATTAGAGTATCCAGCTTTTCTCGCGGCATCAGATGCATTTCCGCCATTCTTTATATATTCATCTGCAAACGCTTTCTGTTTAGGCGTTAAGTCCATCTAATCACCTCTGCCTATCCTCATTTTCTGACCGCCTCCCATATTTCTTTTAGGCACATGACCACATCATACTGGGATGCAGTTCGTAATATTTCATAATCACAGTCTTTCCATTCACCACGTTTTGTTGGTCTAAACACTGGTGTTGATATAATTGTTATTGTTATCAATCGTTCCTGCTCATGGCTATAGAATTGTGATGTTCCGATTTTTATGATTAATCCAGTGGATAATATGGCTTTTTGGAGTTTTCTTGTAACTGCTTTTAAGTTTGTCATATCATCACCTCGATTCAAAAAAACCCCCAGTATAGCAGTTATATACAAATATAATACCACACTGGGGAGATTTAGCTCTCTACCACTTTTATAATTTTTTAAGTTTTTTTAAAGTCTGCCAATCAATTTGGCCAGATGATAATATTCCGCCATGACCTTGCGTTTGTAGCCGTAAAAGTCGTTTTCTGTTGCAGGAACTGTCCTGATCTTCTCCATTGTCCGATAGCCGATGCTGTTGACGATACTGTCATAGATTTGCGATTCTATGCCGGGTGCGTATTTGATAGATACCTGTAACAGATTATATTTATCGCTTTCGCTAAGATTCCGCAAGTGGCTTTGTAATGTCGGTATATCGTCCGGCGGCACTCCGTAGTCAATCAGTGTTGCCTTTCTCAGCTTCATTTATTTCACCTTCTTCATTCAAGTTCCAGTCACATGGCATGCCTCGAAAACATTCTGGACAGTGTTCGTAGAATCCGCAACCTTTGCAATCCGCTGGCTGTCCAGTGCAATATTGTTGTAATACGTGGTATGCTGATATAGCAAGGCTTGGCGTTATGTCTGGTGTAGGTTTGCTATTCATTTCTCCATCTCCTCCAGTTTCTTTACCGTTTTCCTGTAATCTCTGTTTGCAGACCGAAACATCATCAGAAGTATTTCAGATACAGGCCTCGCTCTGTTGGCTCGTTTGGCTTTCTTGGCACATATAAGTTCGTTTCCTTCTGGGACATATATTCCTACATGATACGGGATTTTCAAAGATACTGTTGCAGCTAATTCCCCTGGCATAACCAAATAATTGTAATCTCCAATGAAATTCAATCCATGGCCAGATTTGAAATCTTCAATAGATGACTTGATTTCATAGCAATAGCAATCACCTTTTTCTATCCCGGAAACACTATTGTTCACTGGAACAAATTTCATATAGTCCACTCTAACTGCATGGTTTGTAGAATAATCAAACGTCACCTCTTTTGCCCAGTAGATACGAGGATCGTTGTTCGGATTGATTTTCTTTTCAATCATGGTTGATAATTCTGCCGTAATCTCAGGCCTTGTCATTCTTCATCTCCTCCAGCTTCTTCGCGGCTTCTTCACGGGTGAGGAATACTGTTTTGCCAAATTGGTTAACATAAGTGGTTACATCTATAAACGAAAGATAAGTTGAATGTATATAATATTCTTTTTCGCTATCGCATTCGTATTCGCAACCAATACAGCTGTATTCATCAAATCTTAAACCGTATTCTGAGCAGACCGTCCATCTGGAAGAGATGATATATATTTCTTTATTCTTATTAGTTGGCAATCTCACAAGCAAGCCCTGTTCTTCTGCTTCTTTGTAAGATTTTAATTCTTCCAACAGCTCTGCGACATCTTTCAGCCAATACAATTCTCCATCTTCAAAACAACATCCATAAGTATTTTGATGATACGGGCAATCAACCGCTTCCTTCCCACTGATATAATCTCTTAAATCCTTTCCAGTTTCACAGATAATGTGTTTATGCTCGTCATCCTGCATATGCATGAAGTTTTCGTGGTCTGCATAGCAATCGCCTTCTGCATCTTGACTGGAAATGCATTTAAGTGCTTTTATCATGTCTTCAAGTGTTAATCTCTCCATCTACTTCACCTCTTCCATCCAGTCCTGAAATTCTTTCATGCAACCAGGGCACAAATCTATAGCACCATGCGAATAATATTTTCTCTGGGCATCTAAATTTAATATCATGATCCCATTAGGATTCTTTCTATCATTTTTGAAATTGTACTGTTCATACAATTTTCCACATCTGTCACATTTCTTTGCACATGCCATTAATCCATTCCTCCCGTAATCTCATCAATACAATTATTCCAGCCGATCTTATAGCTCGGTGGCCTGTCTCCCGCTTTGAAATACTCGCAGTTATAAAGCCCAGTTGCTTTCATTTTCTCCGGCAATGGCTTCAATGGGCACCAATCAGGTCTAATACTCAAATCTGTAATATCTCTATTGTTTACTCTACAGAACGGGTGAAGCACTCCACTGCGTAAAACGCATAAAGCACAATATTTTGGCGTATCTATCACTAATACTGATTTACTCATTCAACTCCACCACCTTTCACGATTTTAATTGCAAATTCAAACGCATCAGCTTCACCATTGAAATACTCTGATATATATTTTTTCTTTAATTCAGTAGCTCTTGTCTTTTTCGTTTCCAACTGCTCTACAACCTTGTCCACATCAAAAACTATCGGCTGTCTGTTGACACAATCAATAAACTCTTTTTGGTCGGAACTAATACTATTTCCAATATCCCATATTTTAATATATTCAATTAAGTCGTCCGCATCAATTAGTCTGCTCATATTCTATTCTCCTAACTGTTTTAAAATTTCTTTTGCAATTCTATTGCTTTCCTGCATGGAAACTCCCCATCCATTATATTTTCTGTGGCATTCATCACAGCTCCATTCATCACTATCGCTTTCTTTAATTTCACTACTGAATCTGCAATTATCGCAATACATGTGGTCGAGAGCGTTATAAATGATGTTTGCAATATCATTTTGCGAATCTTTCATTTTAGCTGTCGGCTGTTCGTCAATCACTTCCATGAGTGTTTTCTTTCCTCGCAAGTACTCTTTTATTAGTGTTTCTTTTAACTTATCTGCATCAATTAACCGCATTTTTTATTCCTCACACACTCCCAATAACCGCATTCTCTCATACAGTACAGCGACGGTCTTGCGTCTGTATCCATAAAAGTCCTTCGGATTCATCGGGATATACCTTTCTCTGCTGATTTTCCTGTAACTTTTCCGGTATAGGATATTCTCGATAACCATATCCGCTATCACCGTGTTTTTCGGGCAAGCTGACAAGGCGGCACTGGAAAGTAGGTATCCGTACTCTGCCAGGAAGTCTTTCAGCATCGTATTTAGTTTTTCAATGTCCTCTGCCGGAATACCGTAGTCTTTCAGCTTTTTATTCCTTGTCAGCATACCGTTCTCCTTTCTATTCGTCTGGGTGGTGCTTGTCATACATGATCGCTGCACATACAAGACCAGCCACTCCGAATATGGTTCCAAGGGTGAATCCTAATATGAATGTGATCATACAACCACCTCACTATCTTCTGGTATCTGATAATCGATATGTCCATTTACATAGGCTTCCTGAATCATATCCAGTACTTTCATGGCTTTTGCTTTTGTGGAATATTTTCCAAGTGTATACGCGTCTTCAAAATCGTTATATACAATAGCAAAATCTTTATCAATTTTTTCCATGTAAATTGCAGTTAAATTATTAAAATTTAATAAAAATGCTTTATCCTGACTTCTGATTAACATTTTGTGTCCTCCTTATTCAATAAAATTTGTTCCGCACTGGCAATGATAACTAATGTGTCCGTTATACTTGCTTACATTTGCAATTACCTTTCTGCCGCATGAAAAGCAAGTTACCTCTTTCGTCAGCGGCTTTGCATATTCTTTCACTTCTTCGTCTTGAATAAACCTCTGACCGCACCAGTGGCACTGTTCAGTGCTGTACGGCATCTCTCCACAAATAGGACATTTTGGAATAATTCCGTAACCATCATTTACGATAGGAAGTTTGATCGGCTCTCGCTTTGAATAGATGTTCCAGAGTTCTTTCCTGCGGTTCTCTTTGTCTTGCTCTATTAAAGCCTTGTACTTCTCTTCTTCTTCTTTGTCCCAGTAAATGACACAGGCTTTATCTTCTGGCGAAATGTCTTTGGTATACGGCTGTGCTGTACAATGATAGCCTGTTTCGCCTTTCCTTTTTCTTGACTGGCATCTTACACAGCCACCACATTTTTTATCCAACAATTCTTCTGGATAAACGTCCGTATCAGAACGTCTTTCTCTTGCTGGCATTCCGTCACTGAATTTAATCTCACTCATTTCTCATCCTCACTTTCTCATATAATTCAAAATATTCTTCCAATGTTTCTGGCAGTTTGATACAATCTGGCTCATAAGGTTTTGGATATACAGTATATCCGCACTTCGGGCATTTGATTTCCGGCGGATAGTATTCAACCCATTCCATATTTCTACCACATTTTCTGCAACGAATGTATCTCTCTACTTTCTTTGGTTTCGTTTTGAAGAATGAAGCGTAATTATTGTTTTTCATTTCTATCCTCACTTTTCATAACTTTTCAAAATTTCTGCGATTGCATTAATATGTTCTGACAGTGTATCTAAATCTTCGTCTTTAATTACTCTCAGCCCACGGCTCGACTTGAAATCTTCAATGGCATATACACCATCTTTGATTTCCTTAAATTTCTTTGCCATTTCGCTTTCTTTTATGGCTTCGGAATCGTATTTGTATAACACTTCATGTTTATCGTATTCTCCAATGTCGGTTTCAATTTTGGTTCGTTTAGGAGTTATGCGTACAATCTTTGCCGGATACACCATGACGTGTCTAAAATTTGTTCCCCATCCGCACCGTACTTCTCTTGCAACTCCAACCACGTCTCCGACTTTTAAATCATCTTTATTTATCGGATTTAATTTTCCTATTACCATCCTCTTGTCATCCTCACTTTCCCCATGTAAGTACCTGCCCGTTATTCTGTAAATAAATCACCGGCGCAGCTTTACGCTCCATATCTCTCAATCAGCTCCTTATAATCATCACAAATCTGAATGTGATGCTTCTTTTCCAAATCATCAACCATTTCAGACAATGATGTTTTCCCAGAATTAATATCATTGATGTAGTTATTAATTCTTTTTACGGACTTCATGTAACGTTTCCATCCCCATCCATGTAATTCGTGCATTACATAGAACAAAATCACAAAATTCAGCACGTCAGACCAGTTCTTTCCATCCTCGAACCCATCATCAAAGGCTTTTAACTCCATCTCTTTTAACTCTTTCTGGCAGTTCTGGATAGACTGTGCGAACATATGAGATTGTTTATTTGTATATGGAATGAATGATTTCTTTTTCTGCTTGATTTTTAACTTTCCCATCCAACAGCCCTCCTTATGTTGCCTGTCAGAGCATCAAACTCCATCAGCATTCTCATATCGTTTTTATTTGTTTTGCAGATTGTGTCCCGCCCATCGTACACAATCGCATATCTTTCATCGAGCAGGCAGGCTGAATAAACCGCCCTTGATACCTGGCTTCTTGTTTTTCCTGTCAGATCTGAAATCTGATCAATGGTCATTTCCCCAACATATTTCGTTCCGTCATATACGTCATAAAGTTTCATTTTATCTCCTTACTTGTCTTTCTTATTCCGTACCCAACCGGAGTATATGCCCTGTCAGTACTGGGATGGTTCGTCTTAAGCAAACCATCATCAACCAGATTATTAATATGCTTCCAGACCGTAGCTCTCCCGGCATCCACTCTTTCAGAAATCTCTGTAATCGACGGTGCATATCCAACCAGTTTGATATAACTGACGATATACGTATAGATTTCTTTTCTGAGAGCCTGTCCCTGTTCATATCTGTTCTTAGCGTTGTACATTCTTTCTCACTTCCCTCTGTTTGGAATCTAATAGCTTATTAAAAGCAACTAGACAATTCTTAATAAACTGTTTATCATTATCATCAGGGCACATTTCCGCATACTCTCCAAGTTCTATCAGACGATCAGTGGCCTGCTTAGAATATTCGTCTGTAAGTTCGGCTGAATAGAAATCTTTTATAGCTTTCCAAAATTCAGTCATAAATTTTTGAATATACGGAATATCCTTTGCTTCTACTTTTATTTTTATCATCTCCTTTGAATATTGTATACAATGTACTGTATACGCTCTATTTAATTTTATTTTATAAATATAATATATTTATATTATTTTAATATAAGTAACCCACAGTAACCGAGATGTAACCGTACTAATTCGTGTAAACCATTGATTTTACAGGTAGGTAACCGAGTAACCGAGTAACCCTGACTTCCTCATATAGGGAAACTTTTATACTCAATATGCACATATAAATACTCGTATATATATATGCAGAATCAAAGGTTACCTAGGTTACCCGGTTACCTTTTGGACGAATTGTTCATCAATCAAATACAATATCGTCCGTAATTTCAAAACTATCATTGCAATTCACGAATCCTTTTGGAATTTCGTCTACAATTTTCAAGAACACGCATTTAGTGACAATTCCGTCCAACTTCTTCGCCTTGGTCGGATAACCTCTGCTGTCGGTTTCCGCAAGTCCTTTTTTGACAGCCCATGACAAGAATGCCTTTCTGGAGAATCTTCCAATTTTGCACAGATCATCAAACGCAGCACTATAGATTATTGCGGTTGATGTT